CTAGTATATGAGAACTACATTTAGTTATTAGGAGTGTCTGTCTCCAAAATGCCACCTTATGTCTTTGGTAGTGGCACAAATGACTCAACATAGAGCCGAGGCATACCAGTCCAGAGGTAAACTTGAAAATCTTCAGCAGCGGCCACGTAGGTTTGCATACCAAAGTCAAGTTCACCATCCGTTTGGTAGCGATATTTCCAAACATTCGTCCAACAATCATTGTCATTCTGCCAGTCAATGACCTTACCAGGGACAAAACGGTATTGACTGTAAAATGGAACTTCAAATTCTGCAACTGGGTTGACAGAACCATTAACAAGGATCCCGCCAGCACCACACTGCACAGGAAAGTTGTTTGATTGTATAGTACTAAAAGTTCCATTTGAAACAGCTTCATAATGGACTTGATCAATCGTAGTGTATGGTATGTATGGGTTACGAAAGTCCCGCCAGGTTTCATCTAGGTGTGTAGTGCGTGTAATCACACCATTAATAGACCTTGTAGAACTTGCGGGTCCCTGTGGTACCAACTTCCAGCGAACACCTCCACGCCAACCAGAAAAACCCGCTACAACATAGTGCAAAAGCACTGTATTGACATAATTATAGGGTGAAGGAGTAGATGTTTGGTCAGTTGCATTGGGAACATTTCCTCTATACACAGGGAACGCAGCACGACATCCGGCAAAATATTTCATAGGTGTGCCAACGTTGTACCACAAAACACCATGGAAATTGTACCTCTTAATCAACGAACGTAGAGATTTCACACTCTCACCTATGTAAACCTTATTGAGCATCTCATGATTCGTCATTGGCAAGACAAGGTCCTTCGAACCAGTATGATCTGGGTCATCAGAACCTTGCCCAGGTGCAGTATCGTTACTCAATTGCAACATTTCTACACCTGATTGTGGTTCAAATCCAGATTGCGGTTTGAACACTACCCGTGATAAACGTTCTGATGGTACGAACACCTCAAAATCGTCACCAGCACTCACAAAAACATTGATTTCAACATCATTACTCACGGTGGAATTTGGGGTCGTAAGTTCATTGACAACATAAACACCAATCACACCATTACCCTCAATCCATGATGAAAATCTAGTTGTGCTAAAATAGGAACTTGGTGTAGTGATCACAGTTGAATCTTGGATTGGAATCAATGATTTTTCCTGTGCATTACCAATTGTGAGTGTGAAGTCATTTTTCTCTGTTATATCAACAACTTCGAGGTAATTCGTATTGTATTCAGGTGTAGCACTCAGGTAATATGGATCGTAAACGACCTTGATCCTACCTCGATGGTATGCAGAAGCCACAATTTGAAAACGAAACTTGATGGAACCAGTCCAATAGTCAAAAGGCAATGCTGCGGCTGACAATGCGGTATGATGATATCCCGTTGCTGCACCAGTACCAGAAGTATCAAACAATGAGGGTAACACTCGACAATTGAACAAAAGGGTTTCAGGCGATGCTCCCTCAGCCCATGAAAATGTCGTCAAGTAAGACTCTCTCTGTGCTATGCTGGAAATATTCAATGGATCCTCCGGACCCAAACCTGCTATCCTTGGATCAATCGATAGTTCTTGCTTGTCATCAACAGTCAATTTATTAGTGGAATCAGGTATAGTAGTTGTGGCCAAATTCGTGGTTGCATTTGGGGTATACTTCTCTGGATTCTTTGTTTCCACAGGACGGGAATACCCATATAACTTGGCCATACTTGCCAAAGCACCAGCACCAATTTCAGTGGCTGATGCAAATGGAGCTATGGGTGGGATGCTCTTAAGCATACCAGCTGCTTTGGAAATTGCTGTTGCAGGACCAGACACAATTCCCTTCATATTTGCCTCGTCTTGTTCTCGACCTGACTGGGCTGTAATACCAGAGGCATTTTGGCCAGTTGGTATAGAGACAGATACATCTTCAGCCCATGCGAAAACTGTAATTGTTGTGGAATCAGCTGCACCATTCGCATGTTTGAGTGCATTCAAGGATTTCAAGTACACATACCCCATCTTGTTCCAGTCACCATCTACTATATTCAAGTAGTTCTTATAAAAGAAAAATGGCAACTTCATTTCACCTCCAGTATTAGTAGTAGGGTTAATGAAGATGTGGGGCCGTTGTGATTCCTGTATGCGATCCTGTTGAACAAGACCAGCACTAGAACTCAACGCATCAAAGGTATGGAGAGGCAAATAGGACATGAGAGCCCGCCCATACTGGAAAGGATTTCCATTGACAAGAACCTTAAGATGCAGCGTTGCTCGCAATAGATTGTAATTGGACAATCTGTTGCTAACACGCTTGTTCTCAAAGAAAAGGGACCATGGATCGAAACCCTCAGACAAAGTCGAAGCTACATTCCACTCATAATCAACAATCTTGATAGGTCTACGAAAGAAATCCTCAAGATTAGCATCATTCGCATCCATCAATTTCCTAGTGGGGTCCACGGAACTTTCCACCTCATACACATGGGCTTGCTCCTCATCAGCAAATGATACATTTTGATACTTCGATTCACTCGGTGCTCTAGTTTCGATAGCACCTTCGACACCGGATTGTGGATCACACTCATAATCAAAGGCAAAATTGTCCCTGAGTTCATGATCATGAAATATACTATCCTCCTCAGTCATTCTTAGAACTTCATCAATGACGCTCGTGGGGTCCGTATATCGAATACTCTCTGGTACACCAGGCCAGTCTGGTTCAGATACCATGGACGCGGATGATTTTGATCCATGGGAACCATGTGTGCTCCTATCAACTTCTGCGAAGTTATCAACGGATGAAGCACGATCTCTTTCGGCACTATTTTCAGTAGCCCGGACTAGTTGATCATTAACCGTCACGCCTATATTTACTAATGGAGTTTGCCCACCTGAATTGGTGGCGACGTTACTGCAAATCTCCACAGAACAATGTTTCTTACAAAAATTGCCAACCCCCTTTGTTGTCAAGATGGGCACTGGGTCAAGTGCACCATCAGGTCATGTTTTGGTTGAGCATGGTGAACTCATCTCTCGATTCCCCTGTAGGGACCATTCCATGGGTGAAGCCTAAGTACCAGACATAGAAACATACAAAATGTCAAAATACTCGGTATCCATACACCCATATCAATTTTGCTTACCATCAGATTTGAAACTGGGCCGGATTTTACGCCCCCGGAGTGGCGGGGTTTTCCAATTTACACCTTTGGATTGGTGTACGTTGTGTGCCACTTCTGGACTCTATCATCATACGTTAAGTCCAATTCGGAACACAAGTAGGCTATATGAGCACGATTGGCAACTTCTATCATCTTCTTCCGTTGACTTTCATACTTATCTTCACCGTGATGAAACCATTCCCGCAGGGCTCCATCAATATTTTGTGCACATGCAAACTCCTCTGTCTCCACACAATTCTTACCCCTCATAAAACAATGTAAGGATTTGTATATTGACTTGTCTAAAAGTGCACCAGTATGAACACCCAATTTGGGATGCCACACACTCTGTCTTTTCAAGAATTCGAACTCGTCTGGGTTGAGGAAATCACGAAGATCGGACTCTTTGTCTGGCATAGTATATATCTGACCGTATTCAGCTAGAAACTTTGAGCACCCCTTGATGGTGAACTTGTCAATTTCTGGATGAACTGACCCAATATTATCATCGCCATATGTCATGATGGCCACCTTGTCCCGAAAACGCAATCTATCGTCAAAAGTTGTACAGGGATATTGAGAATAGAAGAAACATCTCAAGTTCAATGAACCACAAATCCCATTTATAATGACTGTGAGAGAATTGCCACTAATGTGAGTACCTTCAGTCAGACCAATTAGATCACCATTGAACGCTACACATGCAAACACTATGTCACCAGTCATTGCTTCCATAATGCGTATGTGTTCCTCTGAATAATCGCAAAGTCTAGCGAAATCCATTAGGATACGCAAAGAGGCAAAAATCAATTGTGATGGCAATTTTTGATCATAGTTGCCGTAGTCTCCTCCAAACAAACGGTCCATGCCATGTTGGGTTACATGCTTATGGAATTCCTCCCATTCAGGCCCATGTGAATTGATACCGACTGCGCACTCAGATTTCAGCGGATTCATTTGTAAGACGCGCAAAATCGGTAAGTAGTACTTGCGAATGAGGAATGTCAAAGAAAGCGCATTACCATAGAAAATTCTGCATTTATCTTTCGTGAGTATCTCATCCTTTTTGCATGCTTTAGCGATAGGGTACCCTCTCTCCCCTTTCTTATAGCACGCCTCAATCCTATTAATCTCAGCAACGATCTCAGGCTCTAGAACACGATTGTTGGGCTTCTCCTCAGTGGGTTCCAATTCAATCACGTAATCCCTCTTGGGACCTGTCAAGGGAAAACCAATCGACGTATTCAATTTGATCGCATCCATAAACTTCTTCGATGGTATACCACACAAATTTTCGTGATCTGTGAGTGGTCTACAACCGTTCCACAATTTTGACTGGAAGACTGGGTATAAATCCTCCTTGTAGTCCTTGATTGCTATCTCCAGTAGATCATGCGGGTATGGATGCGCAGGGATTGCAAGATTGGCCAGGCAATTCTGCCACCCATACCATTCTGGGTTCAATTTAGG